AATTCAGTCGAGAACGCCCTACATCAAAGAGCCTCATTTCATTTTAATGGAATACGAGAATTAGGAGATGCTTTTTATAAACTCGGAACTTTTCGAGAGAACGAAAGAATCTTAACTTATGGCGATGATGGCGGCAGTGGAAGCAAACCCAGTGTTCGGTCCCTTTGCAATTTTTCAGCAAAGAAGAGATACTTTGATTATATTGGAATGAAAATCACTGATGCCCACAAAAGTGATAATCCAGCAGATGTAGTCCATCAAGACACTACTGACTTTTTGAAACGTCGTAGTGTTTTTCACCCCGAACTGGGTGTTCGAGTAGGAGCTCTTGAGTGGAGCTCTATTATGAAGATGGGACACATGAGTGCGTCCAATGTTGATCCAGAGGAGCTCGCATTGTCAGCAATGAATAATATGCTGGCTGAGAGCTTCCTGCATGGAAAAGAACCATATGAGACACTTCGCGCACAGTTAATACTTGTAGCGGAAGATTCCCATTATTGGTCAGATCAACTCACTGTTGACTATGATACACGAGTCACAGATTGGATAACGAAGTACCTCCCCCCCCCACCTGCCGGAAGTGTTTAAAAGCCGGGGGTTGTGGTGACAACCTTCACATCGAGAAGCAACATACACTTTATACATTGATTTACTTACTTGTTTTCCGATATATTTCTCATTTCAAAGCCTCGTATAATTTACATATATCACATCGAAGGGAAATACTGAGCCGTATTCTCTTTTTAACATCGCTCGCTTCTAACCCATCAAATCATAAGATTTTCAGTTCAGGTATGGCTGAAAACGCTCAGATGAGCACGCAAAACATATCGTTCATCGATGCCGCGCCGGGCATGATGGACACCCGAGGTGTTCCTATGGATCACACTCGTGACATCGGCTTTATGCAGGATGTTCAATTAACGGATTTCTTTAAAAGACCTATTCGAATAGCAGAATTTACATGGCCTATTAACACGCCACTGTTTGAAAGGTTTGATCCGTGGTCCCTTTTCTGGAATGATGCCAGAAATATCGAGAAGTTGAAACACTATTTCCTTCTCAAGTCTACCCTTCACGTCAAGTTTTTGATCAACGGAAATGCCTTTTATTATGGCAGATTGATAGCAGCATATGAACCATTGTCTGCACTTGATGAACTATCACCCACACGTGATTGGTTAGACGCCGACTATATCAGAGGATCTCAAAGAATGCATATTTATATTAATCCTACATTATGTCAAGGAGGATCATTACAACTGCCTTTCTTCTATCCAAAAAATGCTCTTTCCATTCCTGATCGGGAGTGGAGCAAGATGGGCACTATTGTTCTAGCGTCACTAACTGAGCTAGCACATGCAAATGGAGGAACTGAGTCTCTGACTGTATCAGTCATGGCCTGGGCTGAGGATGTGTCTTATTCCATCCCAACCCGGGCGGTCCCCGAAATGGCAGATGAGCATAATAGCTCTCTCATTTCAAAACCCGCTTCAACTGTAGCA